CCAGTTCCAAGGTGATCAAGAGCGCCAAGACGCGAAGCCTGTGTAAGGCCACGGTTCTTCTTGACGAGGTCTTTCATAGAAAGTTTCATAGTGTTTCCGTTTCTTGGTTACGAAATTAAAATTTGAGACGTGGGAAAGCAGTCCGAGGTGGATCAATACGATCAACAACATCCTGAGAAACACCGTCTGTCGAATACATTCGACCAACGGCTGACGCTAGTTCATCGTCACCAAAGGCAATATCGCTGGTGAAAGTACCGCGAGTTGCTTCATCTGGCAAGGTAGTTGGTCCAGAGGCTTCATCGTCTACACCAAGTGTAACACGTCCTGTGGACGTGCGATACTGAGCGCTTATAACCTGGCGATTCACAATGTGAAGAGCGCCAGCAGCAGCGGAAGCGAGACGTGAGTACAAACGAGTCTCGCGATCGATATCGGAGATCATTGGGTTGATCACGAGGTAAATCGAGGCACCGAAGTGAGCGTAGAGGTTAGAAAGGTTGGTAGCGACGTCAAACATAATTGACGACATACCGCCTTCGATGGTATTACCATCGGAGGAGTAGACAAGGGTTCGAAGGGAGTCAACACCGACACGATATCCAAGACAACCCAGGAGAAGGGTCATGGCGATGACTTTGTCAAGTGTGTCAACACCAATTGTAGCCTCGGCATCATCAGCGTCTTCATTGGGTTCACCCCAACGGAGGAGGACATCAATACCAGCAAGGTTGCGAAGGTAGTGAGTCTTACCGGAGTTCGTATCACCGACAAGAACGTAGGCACCTGGGAGCGCGTTTTCACGTGGCCAGTTGGTAGGATCCCATTTAACGTGGTTATAGAAAACGCTATTCCGTGGGAGTGTGTCAGACTGCGAACGTGTGACAATCGGACTTAAATCTGTGCCATTCGGGGCTAGAATCAAATCGTAGATCATTTTCTTTGTGACAGGACCCTCAGCGGAGGTCAAAGTAACAATTGCAGTTTGAAGACTGCGGTGATCGATAGTGAAGTTGGCATTACCTAGACGCAAAGGGATGCGACCAGGGTAGAAGGCTTCGGTAAAGTCGAAAAGAGCGATGAGCTCCTCCGTGGTACGTCGTGGCACAGGGAGAGCCAAGTTCGTAGTAGTATTAATAGAGAACATTTTTCACCTATTGATTTGTAGCCGCCCTAAAATAAGGTTCGACTGTTTCTAGTGAGAGGCCTTTGAACATCATGTCCTTTAGGCCAGGAGTAAGATCCTCCTCGGAGTACTTCCAATCAGCGCGGGCTGGATCGATAAGAACTTCGATATCTGCAGGTGTTAGGTCGTTGAGACCAGCAACGCCATTAGTGGAGATAGCAGAAGCCAAAGCCTTTTTGTCAGCGATGAGCCATTCCCTTCTAAAATTAGCGTAAGAGTACCCGTAAACCTTACCCCAGTGGTGCTCGATGAGATCAACGACGTCGTCGTAGATCGGAGAAGAACCATAGTTCTGGCGCATCGTATCCCAGGCCAAGCCGCCGTAGGGTCGTTTGGCTTTAGAACGGTCACCATGACCATTGAAAACACCGTACTCAGGAGAGAACTGGTTACCAACAAGTGAGACGATGTTACCAATAAGATCCAGCTTAGCTGGGTTCTTATCGCCTGGATACATGATAATGGAACCAAGAAAAGCTCCACCGTGTTCATATTGAATGATCATGTAGTTAGAGATAGAAAGATCACCTTCTTGCATTCTCCTCTGAAGTTTAAGAGCAGCAGGAAGAAGTGTTCTATCTGTCCAGATCATGATACCATCATCGGATTTATCTTTAAGCGCAATAGGTAGCTGACCTTTAAGATAACGATCCATCGTAGAAAGAGCGCCCTCAAAAGTTTCACAGGTCTTAAGGATAGAGGGATAGGTATGAGTAGCCTGAAGGATGAAATAACAGAAAGTCATCCAAATTGAGCCTTTGATATCGGTCATGGCCTCCCCTGAGGAAAGGCCACCTGTGTTAGAAGGTGAACGCCAATCTCCAAGAAGGATATTTGGGATATCAGGACCAACTCCGGCAACAAAAATTGGAAGCTTCGAGATTGTCCGAAATAGTTTAACAAACCATTCGGAGTAATTCATTGCTTCCAGTTCAGCCTCCATTGCGTCGTGCGCAAAATGAGGCCAGTACCAGTCGTGATTACTTACATCACCAGCG